AGATGGACGACCCGTAGAGCCCGACGTTGATGGACTATGGGAGGGCTCGCTGTACGTCTGTGCAGGTTGCTTCTCTATCTACAACATCTACACATTCGAAGAAGTGGGCAAGGCTTCAGACATCGCAATTCAGATGCTCAACGTTGGGGTTGCTCGATGACAACCAACAGTGAGTTACTTGACATCTCTGAGATTCTGTACGACAACTACTACACGTTGGGCGTCACTGGAGCAGATGCGATTGTGAACATCTACGACGAGATTGACGCTGGCTATTTTGCTGACCAGATAGTGGAGTGGGGAATTGACATCCATGAACTATTTACCGCAATTGCCATGATGCGCAAGCGTCTAGTGCACGAGAAGAAATTATTGGTCACGAGGTACCCAACTTAAGAATTGGATTTCTGAGCCCCGCCCGCCCTGAACACATGCGCGACCCGGGGCTCGCAGCTGCCCTGCTCCGCTCGCACGTCCTGGCCACCAGGCAGGCCGACACAAGAAGGGGAGTCCCATCTTTCACGACGGTGGTGGAAGAGGGTAGGGTTATTTGTGTTGACTGGTAGGATGGTACTTTACTAACGAAAGGGAAATCCATGAATGAATGTTTTACGTGTCAAGTTAAATTAGACAAAGATTGGAACCTTGCACCAATAGGGACTAGCCCTGATGGGAAGATGCGCATTTATGAAGATGACGTTTCACTCTGCGACGATTGCTATGACACATGGTGCACAAAATACAATATTCAACCAATGGATTAAGGAATAAATTATGCCTATCGCAACACTCACAAATGAGACTCTACAAATTGAGATAAAAGATAAATGGGAAAATGCGTCAAAGCTTTATGGCAGTACGTTTTCAATTCCAACAGAAGAAAAGTTTTCCTTGAACGAATATGAACGAGCAATGCATATTTTGTTAGTTTGGAAAAGAGAGGGACAAAAAGGAAACCCCACTCGCATGATGCGCACCTATGGGGTGAACGAATCTTCGGTGGCGGAAGTGATAAATAATTGGTGTGACATGAGCATCACAGAAGAAGATATTGCTGAAATAAAAACTGAGAAGCGCGCAGATAAATATGATTCATTTATTGACTGGACTAAAGACAAAATATTTGAGCAATACACAACAGAAGCGCTAGTTGAAGTTGCTGGATTCTCCTACCCAACTGTTCTCAAGTTCCTTCAGGACTCACCTAACTTCAAGAAACTCAAGAAGGGTCTGTGGGAAATTCGAGACGCCAAAGCAGACCGAGAGGCCGACAAGAAATAGTGTAGGTTTATTTGTGCAGGTTGATATAGTGACAATGTAATAATTACTAATCGCTCTTGAAAGGGGCAACAACAAATGGAAACTACTACCGCTATTAAATTACCTGATTGCTGGCAAGCTTTTGAAGATTGCTTGAATGCAGGCATCGACCGAATCATCTTGTTTGGACCATCAGGTATTGGCAAGACGTTCGCAGGATTAAATATGGGCAACGTCTCGGGAGGCGCACATCGTCTCGTATGTACTGAGGACATGACCAATGCCGACGTTACTGGAGCATTCATGCCTAATGAGCGTGGAACATTTACATGGAACTACGGTTCTGCTGTAAAGGCTTGGGAGGGCAATGGCATTACTGGTGGTCGCCTCATCGTTGACGAAGTAGACAAAGCCAGTGGAGACGTTTTCGCAACGCTCCTCTCAATGCTTGACTCTCCCGAATCAGCAACATGGGAAAATCCTGAGAACGGTCGTATTCATCGTCCAAAAGATGGATTCTCCGCAGTCATGACTACCAACATTGAGAACATGGAAGAACTGCCAACAGCATTGGCAGACCGATTCCCAATTCGCATCCGCATCAACACTCCTCACCCCAACGCTCTGCTGGCGCTGTCTCCTGACTTGCGCAAGTATGCAGTACGTATGGCTGACGCTGGCGAACGTCGTATCTCATTGCGAGCATTCATGGCTTTTGACAAACTGCGTACAGCGTACGGAGACGAGAAAGCATCTGTCCTTACTTTTGGAAATCGTTCAGAATCTATCCTTGACGCAATTGCTGTAGACAAGGTGGCTTAACGTGAAAACATTTTCAACTGAGCCTGAAATGCTTGGTCGGAAAGATGTTCCTCATGGGCGATGGGTTGTAGACAACTGCAACCCTCGTCGTGGGGAGCCTTCCACCAACATCGTAGACCGAGAAATGAAAGCACCAAATCACGACACTGAACTCGCAAGAGTAATCAGGGCGCACGAAATGATGCATGCAAAAGTATCTCCTGCTGAGTCGATGATTGACTGGATAAATCGCAAAATCGCTACTCAGGAATCACTGGTTGTAGCAGAAGAATTGCGTGTTAACTATCTGTGTCAAAAGGCTGGCTTCAACGTCAAGGCCAATTTGGTTGACGGTGGAGAAATGGCAGACGGGGAAAGAATCGCCGCTACTAACGACTGGAAGAGCGCTGTCCACATGGCTATCGCAACTGCTGGAACTGCTTCTAACAAAGCTTTTCTTACTGGAGTGCGTCGCCACAATAAGAAGTGGGCAGAAATACTTGCTGACATTAGTAAGCGAGCAGTCAAAGAATTAAAAAAAGTTGACAAGTATGGCAACCTCGGTGCTACCGATGTTGATTCACGAACAGGCTTGCACCCTAGGGGATTCTCCAATACTGAGCGAATCGCAGAATGGGTTGACAGGCTTGCCTCAATTACTCCCGAACAAGAAGAGGAAGCAGAAAAAGCAGAAAGCGCTTCATCTTCCAGTACTGGTGAATCATCAGAAGAGCAACCTCAGGAAAAGAGGGGGCGTGGGCGCCCTCGCAAAGCAGGTGGTCACTCAAATGTTGGAACAAGTGGCGCTGGTAGCGCAACTGGAAACCCATACAAGGGCATTACTCCTAGCAGTGGTCACTACGGAACCATAGGTTCATGGGGAGAACTGCGAATCAAGCGTTGCGAGATGCCAAAGCACACCAAGGGCAACATTGGCAAAAAGCGTACTGCGTCAAATATGGGTCGCTCGCCACGTCGTATTCACCGACTCCTCACCGACCCTGAGAAGAGAATCTTTGACAAGGTCACAAGAGGAACTGGTGGCGTCGTCGTCATTGACGGTTCAGGCTCCATGTCTTTCACTCACGACCAAATACGTCGTATTGTTGAGAACGCACCAGGAGCAACTGTGGCTGTCTACACCGACAAGGGTGACTCAAAGACAAATATGTGGATTGTCGCAGACAAGGGCAAGATGGTTAGTGAACTTCCTGACTTTGGTCAAGGTAACGGTGTTGACTTTCCTGCTCTTGAATGGGCAGTGAAGAATCGTCAACGCTCATCTTCCCCGATTGTTTGGGTGACAGATGGTGGCGTCTGTCCTGAAAATGGTTCTTACAACAGCGTCCTTGCGATGCAGTGCTTGAACTTTTGCAGGAAACACAACATCATCATTCTTCCCTATGTTGAAGAGGCTGTCGCTGAACTCAAGAAAATGAAGAATGGCAACAAGGGTAAGTCACAATACCCACCACTAATACGTGATGCATACAAGGAGTTAATGGGGACACCTTTGGTGTAGAGTTACGGTGTTCGCCTCGCTCATCTCAAATTCCCCCCTTTCGTGGATGAGCGAGGAACACCAGTAGACTCGCTAGTGGCCTCGTATCCGCTAGCGCTCTACCGGTGGATTCGCCGGCGTCACTATGGAGTTAGGACGCCGGCGAATTTTTCTATTACGTCTACTGAAAAGGAATCAAATGTCTCGAAAAGGTAAGGCCAAGACATTCAAGCTTGTCCCAGTGGAGGACAGGGAGAAGCATGAGTCTCGCATCGACTCAATGCGAGGGCACCCCACTTCACACAAACCCAGGCCGACACTGCGCCTGGCGAGCCCTAGCGCGCAGAGCGATTAAAGGCGCGCTCGACCATCCAGGCCGCGCGTGCAAAAATAATTATTTTTAGCGCGTCCCAGTAACCGAGAGAACCGCTTGTAATCGAGCGGTGGTGGAAGACATCGATTATCAACATGAGGAAAGCTGCTGTGATGGCAGAAATTAAAATAGTAATTATTACGCCGGCCACAAACGCTCCAGCTTTTTCAGCTCCAGCTGCGCGCTTTTCTTCCTTAAATTTCTTTTCTAAAATATCGAGCTCCGACGAGAAAGGGTCATAACTATTATTACTTATCGAGTTCTTGGGAATTTTCTTAGACATTTTTTTCCTTTACAATCTGGTGTATTCTCTGGCGACTTAATTCGAACTCATCAGCTATTTGACGAAGAGAATGTCCGGCCGCGCGCATCTTTAAAATATTACTATTTCTATTTTTATCAGTTGTTGGGCCCGGCTTCAAGGGACCCCATGTCCAACCTGGAATACTTTCAAGCTCCAGAGCTCTGCTGCTAGAAATTTGATTTTTCTTTTTTCTTTGCCTGGCGTACCCGACCCAGGCTCCCAGAAATATTTCTTTTCCATTAATTACCTCAACATGAACTGCAGGAATAAGGCAATGACCTTCTCTTTTAGAAAATTCTATAATCGCATCCTTGTACATATCAAACCTAGAGCTATTGTCCATAGTCGAGATAATAATTCATTTTGTCATAATTACCAGAAACTAAGAAATATTAATTTTATGCGGGAGGACAAATTCCCACTCGAGGTTGTTAAATTTCCGACTCGTGCTAAAATAACAAAAGTTGCTGCCCCCAGAGAGAATGGCGGAAAGAGAGAACCCGTGCTATTTAATGACGACAACAAAGGCGACATCGCCGAGAACATGATTAGCGCCATGGAAAAGGTCTACGACAAAAATCCAGCCTTAGCCAGGAGCCTGTCCGAGGAGCTGAAGTCTGTCACTGATAATACAGAAAACATTCTAATGGTAGGAACCGACGGCGAATACGCGGTAACCATAATTTGGGTGCCCAATAGCGTGCTGGGCAAAGGCGAGACAATGATGCTGCTGCCATCTGCCGACAAGATATCTATCCTGGCAGCTGTTTCGGTAGATTATATTGAAAAACAAAATTTATTGTGCAAAACACTCGAAGACGCCGGCCTCGAAGAGCTCGCGGACGAGATGTGGGAGCGGTTGATGAACAACCTCCTGACAAAAGCTGTTGCGATGCATGAAGCAGACCCGCAGCTGATATAACGTACAGACACATTCACGGTGGCGGAAGACCCGCCGGCGTTTAATTTAATTAACTATTTTATTTAATTAACAGGCCGCGGCCAGGAGGAATAATGAAAAAGTACCTAATCCTAATTGCAGGTGTTATCGCAACAATCTTTGGAATCGGAACACTCATTTGGTGGGCCACTGACGTTTTCGCGCTTTTTTCAACAAACCAGTACACCGGACGCATGCGTTCATTTGATGTGGAATATTGGAATGCCATCGCGGGAGCAACAATTGTTGTTATAGGCAGCGGAATAATTAAAGGAATAAATGTTTTTATTACGCACCGAGCTCTCGACTCATGGAAAGAAGAGACTGAAGACATCCTGAGCGACGACTTGACCAGAAAAGTATTCGAGCAGCTCAAAGAGCAGCAAAATACAAAGACATCAGGCGCCGGCCACAAACATATATTTCCAGTTGATTTTGATTAATCATTCTCCGGCAAGAAGAACGACGAAAAAAATCATTTTTTAATTATTATTTATCGACCCGCGGGATGGACCCGGGTAAATAAAAATCCCGGGGAGCTCAAAGCGCGCCACCTACAAAACGCGCCCAAGCTCTAACCCGGGATTTTACCTGTAAGGGGAAAGGGGTACCCTTATAGGCAATATAAAAGTACCATAGCCCCGCGCCACGACGACGCAACTCCGGATAGATTTATATAGATACCTCCATCAGCTGCGAGAAAAAAAATAAAAAAACTTCTCTTGTAGGTTGACGGTGGTGGAAGAGGCTGCTATGGTGACGTCACAACTTAGTGGGCCCAACAAACACTTAGTTCCTACGACCGAGAAATCCTTAGGTCTAGTTTGGGCTGCTCCTTTTCCGAGTTCTATCGCAAAAGGTTCCCCCAGACCCCCTCCCAAGGGGGGTATTCAGAAAGACTATCTTCTGTCTTATTTATTCTCGTTACCTATCCAATAATACTTCTGTTGCTTTTTCATTCAGATGAATGTAGTATCAGTATTTATGGGAAGAGGAAAAAGTATTTCAAGCAACGAGAAAATAGAGAACTCAAAAAAAGTTCCGGAAGAACAAATAATTGAAGTATTCGATTTTTGGGTTCAGACCTTTAAGAAGAGAGTCTGCGCGCTAGACAAAAAGAGATACATAGCTATAGGTAACGCTATTCACTTTTTCGGTGTAGATAACTGCAAAGACGCAATTATTGGTTGTACCCACTCAGACTTTCACATGGGCCGCAACGCATCTCAAAAGGTGTATAACGAAATCGAGCTCATCTTGAGAGATGCTGAACACGTAGAAAGATTTCTCGGTTTCCTACCCGATGGTAATTCTACGGTGGTGGAAGAGCGCAACAAAGAACCATTCTGATTCAGATAAATCTATATGAAAGAGCCGGCGCGAAACTATGACTAAAGAAGAACTTAAGGATTTAGTAGACCAGGTCTATGGAACGTACAACAACGTGCTGTACGAGATGGACAAGAGGACAATCTACGCAGCATGGTATGCGCTGCTAGAGGACCTCGACTACGAAGAGACTCGCAAGGTGTTCCTAAACATAGCCGTATACAGCAAGTTCATGCCAAGGCCAGGGGACATCAGGCGCGCAACAATAGATACCCAAACAGAAACAACCCCACATTTAGATGGGTATTCCGCTTGGGGTATTTTTATGACCATACAAAAAGATGCCAATTTTGGTACCCAAACAGAAAAACCCAGACCAGAAGCACTGCAAAAAACTTTGGAGCACCTAGGTGACTCTGCTTTCAGCATGCACACGAACGGAGACCGTGAGGCTTTTTTGCGCGTCTACGAGAAAGTAGTAGAAGAACTTGACAGACACAAATACAAAATTTCCTGAAATGCCGGACAGGCGCAAGCATTTCAAGCATTTCGACCCTCTTTCAGTAACTATGGAAGAAATGATGGCCCTACGCCGAGAGTCTTTTGGTCTTCGCGCAGAGCTAGATGAAGCCAATTATCAGCGAGCCAAAGCCGAGAAAGCGCTATCAGTCGTCATGTCATCTAAAACATGGCGCACTGGCAGGGTTGTTTTGTCCCCAGCACGCTTAATCAGGAAGTACTTCAACCTTTTGAGGCGCTCATGACTATGGAATATCAGGAAGTAATCATCAGCGCCGGCGAAATAGACAATGGCCTATGCAAGTCTTGTAGGTACTGGCGCTCATTTGATAACACCTGGGGTTCTTGCCATCGGCGTGCTCCCCGTCCTTTTGTAGGTGGTTCTTCTGGGTATATTGATGTTGCTTGGCCCCAAACTAGAGATATTGACTTCTGTGGAGAATGGGGTCCTAAGTGAATATTCTATTTACCATCGTCTGCATTGCTCTGATTTGGAAGGTTTCCTACTCTAATCTCCCATTTGGTGCTCGACTTGTCATAGTTTCTGTACTAGCTTTGCTCTCAGCAACACTCTTTTGAGTATTCACAAACAGGAGCAATAATGAAAAGAAACCCAGGTCGCCCAGTAACCTTGTCGGATAAGCCATTTTCGACGCTTACGCTTCGTGTGTCTAGGGAATTCAAGCAGCAATTGATTGGTCAGGCTAATGCGGTAGACCTTACCTTGACCGACTATCTAATTGCTTTAGTTGAACGAGATACTGTTTCTTAATAAATGGTTCGGAAATATGAAAAATCACGTTTCCCGAATAGGTACAGCGATATCCACCTGCGTGTACTTGGCAGTCAGAAGAATGAAATAATTGACTATGCCAAGGCGCAGGGGTTATCCGTTAATCAGTTGGTCATATATGCGGTCCTTGATTTCATTAGGAATCAGAAAGGCATACCGTCTCCAGGGCCATCTCAGTTCTCTATCCCTACGATGGAAGAGACGTTAACCGCCTATATGAGAGGCGAAGGCATCCTTACTCCATGCGGAAAGATGCAATGCGACATGAAGTTAGTAGATGTTTCTGGCATGCAGTTCTGTAAGCACTGCAATATAAGGGTTATCTAATCGTCTAGGGACTTCATAGCCAGATAGATAACCATTAAGAATACGGCTATGGTTCCGGTGGCAATCATTCCAGAAGCAATCATCAGCTACCCCACATCTGTGCGAGCGTTGGTCTAATGGGTTTAATCTTCCTTCTTCTTTGTTCTGCAGCAAGCTGTCTACTAGTAAGTCCAGCCCACACTCCATGCATATCTGCGGGTGGAAACTCCAGGGCATACTCTAAACACTCAGGTTTAACAGGACACGAAGCGCACGTCTTTCTCGCTTCTGCAATATAAGTAATATCCTTATGTTCTTTGGGGAACATTAAATATCCAATTCCTTTACAGGCTGCTAGTTCAAACCAAGTCGATTCACCCATATACAATTCTTTTTCTGGTTGGGAACTATTTTTTGCATTATTTTGTTGGGGCATTATTTTGTGCCTTTCCTACTTACGAACTATTTTGTAGGTACATTTATCTAACCACAAACAATCCCCGCAACAGTGGATTTCCCCTATGCAAATAGTAGATATTTAAACATTATGATGTTCTCTGTGTCTCTATGGCTCTCTCTAGTTATTCCTCTATGAGGTCTTAGCTAATTTGCCAATACTTCCAAACCGTTACAGCAAAAATGGGGGCGCTTTTATATAAAGCACTGTGCTTCGTTGCTTTTCCTGTAGTGTTTTGCCATGTGGAAACGCAAGGACACGATATTCATAACAATCCCAGCTTTTAATGAGTTATTCATTACAGATACTATTGAAGATGCCATTAACAAAGCTGGAAAACCAGAGAATCTGTCCTTTGGTATATTTAACCAAAAGACTCCAGGTAAGGAATTCGAGGACTTTTCCACATACGACAACGTACGCTACGTAAATGCATACTGTCCTTTCCCTCTGGGGGCAAACTTAGCCCGCTTAAATGCCTCACTACTCCACATAGACGAGGAATTCCTATGCCCAATAGATGCCCATAACTTCTTTGTTAAGGATTGGGACCAGATAATGATAGAAAACTACAGAATTCTAGAAAAATCCGGCATAGAGAAACCCATGCTTAGTCAATCAATTGATGGTCATCCAGTTGAGTGTTACCTAGACGAAAGCCGCATGCACCAAAAGACAATGGTTAGTACGAATGGTTATCCACTCAAATTCAAGGTGAATAGCAGCAGGCTGTTTGAGATAGTCCAGGACAATTCAAGAGAAGATGAAAGAATCAGCGATTCAGGAATTGGGAAATTCATAGAACATTACTGCATGTATACGGGAGGCGAGGTGCTTGTCTCTAGTGATTTTATATATGAAGTTTCCTACGACCCACGTATATCGTTCTTTTCAGACATGCAAAGTTCGTCTATTCGCGCCTCAACACGTGGATACAGGATGTTTAGTAGCGGTAAAACTGTAATGTCATCTCTTGGAAAAGACATGAATAACCAAATTTTCTGCGACGACCATAATGTTGACTACGATGAGAATAAAGATTTACTAGTACACCAGTTGCAAAATAGGATGTTTCTGAATGGAATAAAAGATGAATCTTATGCAAAAATTATGAATGGCGAAATACTTGGATGGTATGGAGCGCCAGATATTGATTCGTTTAATATTTATGCAGAAAATTACGATGAAAAAATGGATGAATATAAAACACGCCACACCAGAGATGGCGATGATTCTGTCTGGTTTAAATCAATTTATTGATTGAGATTCATTTTCTGCTTACGCCATTTCCGCATGTTGTAGAAGTTTGTAGTCCACCACATGAGTGACATGGCTATGAATCCAGGCTTATTGTGGGTAATGCTGTAGATAAACCAAGGAATGCTATGCGCCAGGACAATTGCCCATCCCCACCACTTCATTCTCCCAATAAAGAACATCCCGGTAACACCGATAACTTCCATGAAAAAGAGGAGCCATGTCCATGCTGTGTCTGTCATGCTTCGCTCTTTCGGATAAATTTATTTAAGAGGTAGTTAGAAAAGTAACAATATCTATTTTTTTACAGGAGTCTTAGGAGACTGCTTCTCTGTCTCTTGAATAAATGTCTGGAATGGAGCTCCGGTATAGGAGTCGTACTTAGAAGCTGTACTTAGCGCCTTCAAGCAGGCTCTCTTGGCTTGCTGGGTAGTAAGTGTCTTCTTGCCGCCAGTTACCGTTTGAAGGGCTCCCAGAGCATAAGCCGAACCCGTGCCCGTTGCATACAGGCCAGAAGCCTCTGACATCCATGCATAATCGTTCTCAATAATGTATATCGTCGCATTTATGACCGCCAAAATAGTTGAGCCTTGTTCTGATTTATGTTCGCTTGAGTCTTTTTCTGGGGGTGAATACCCCGTTGAGTCAAAGCACTCGATGAGAGATGGTATGAATTTCTGGGTTATGAAGGCATCTAGCTTTCTACCTCTCAAGGTTGGAGGAGGGGTAGGTGGCTGGAATATGTGATGAAGAATATTTATAGCACGCATATCTCCTGCAGCGCCCAGTAAATATTTTCCGTTTTGGGCAACTTTTGTACACCCAGGCCCCAGAGTGGATATCTGGTACGTGCTTCCACTGTCGTCTATAGAGGAGATTCTGGTGTCAACAGATATGACAGCAAAATCCTCTCCTTGGTAGCCGACGATGGTAGTCATTACTCAGCCTTGTATTCCTTGCCTCTGAACATTGTCCAGCCGTCATATATAGCAGAAACTTCATATGAGAACTTATGCTCATTATCGTCTTCGTATGTGACTATGCCCACGCCTTGCTGCCAATTTTCGTAGCGGGTCAATGGGCGACCGTCTAGGTCGACACCACCTCTCGTGCTAGGAATCGCTCCATCAATACGAGCAAGACAGCCTGGGGAAGCAGCCATGATTGTTCTTGGACCGTCAAAGTCTTCCCTAGTCTTGAAAGCTGTCTCAATTCTGTGGATATGTCCATAGATAACTGATGATTTCTCGTTATTTAAGTACACGTGAGCGGTTGAACCACCAGATTTAACTCTATCTCCATGGATGATTCTGAGTTTATTATTAATCCAGAAGTCGGCGGCTGGATATCCTGGCTTGTATTCAATTTTATATTCGTCCATCCTGCAAAGATATGGAACGGAAAGCACTGGCCAAGATTCTGGCGTGTTTCCCTTTCTGAGACCGTATGCGGCACCAGCATTCTGCACTAGGTACTTAGGCATTCTTTCTTCATGGTTTCCAGCAAGCCAAACAATGCGAGCATCAGGTGCGGCATTGCGCATTTGAGCGCAAAACATTGTTGCTCTGTCAATAGATGCCTGAGTTGTTTGAGCATATGCTGGATATGTTACGTACTTTCCCATCTCAGGAAGGTCAAGGTTGTCACCAACGCAAACAACTATGTCTGGTTTTATGCTTTTTATCATTGAAATTAGTATTGATATACACTTTTCGTCGTGTGTTGGCTCTAATGTGCCATCAAAATTGCGATAAAAGCCAAATTGTATATCAGGTACGACTATGCATGTTTTGAAGCCAGATGCCTCTTTTGGTTTTGTAGTTGTCTTTTGTAGTTGTATTTGTGGTCCCTGCTGAACAACTGGCCACTTCGGACCCTCTTCCCATGAAGGCGAAAACTGAATAGCAGTTAAGTCGTGAATTTGTGCATCGCCGTTTTCATCTTTTATCAAAGATTGATAAATTGAAACCTTCTTGATGTCACCTATTTCAGATATGTCAATATTCTTTTTTTCCAACAACTCTGCAATCGAGCCAAGAATCTTGTGCCTACTGTCAACTTTTGATTCTTCTGAAACAATTTTTTGAAGATTTTCCTTTAGGTTTGGCTTTGTCACTTTACGCCTCCTTTGATATGCTGCGAAATACAGCAACTATCTGTTCTCGTTTTGAAACATTCACGCTTGGCTCCAAGGTGTTCTCTGCCGATTGGGTATCCTTCATCCTTTAATGCTTTGCATAACGACATTGTTGAGGCTTCGCTTTGCATTGCTGCAGAAAGCGCTTCCTGAGTATCTTTATCAAGGTTCATATAAATTTCGCCAAATTTACAAAACTTTTGCGAAACACCATTAGCCATATTGTTTAAAATATCTCTAAGCACATTTCCTCCGTAGGTAGGTTTGCCCGCATTTATGGCGTCAAGAGATTCCACATATGCTCTACACAGATACTACACCAAGGACGACGCGCGGTGTAGTATTTCCGACATGAAGGGCGACAACCGAACGGCAGAACTTAGGAAAGCTTTAGAGGCGGCAATTGACGGCTCCACCCCGGGAGACTCTAGTGTTTTGGCAGAAAAGGTGCTTGAGGCACTGGATAAGCAAAGGGTGTTCAGGTACCACAACGATGGGGAGGTCAGCCTTCTATCTACTGCTGGCAGGGTGTTGATTTCTCTACTTGAAGACCAGTCCATGACGCAAAGGGCAATTTCTGTTTATTTAGATTTATCAGAAACAATGATTGACAAAACTATTAAAACCCTTATTTCAAGAGGCTTAATCACAAAGACAAAATTGAACCGACAAAATATTTACGAGATAAATGCTGAAGAGGTAGCCAAGCACCCTGATATACAACACTTCTTCCAGTGCATATCTTTGACAAATAAAAAACTAGAAATTAAAGATACGCAAAGAGTGACAAATAAACCAAAGGTAAACGTTGTAGATGACGCGCCTTTCTAATATGATGCCCACAACATGAAACCTCAACTGAAGTACGAAGGACCAAAAGTTTCATTCAAGCATTATGGAAGTACTTATGTTGTTCTTACATTTTTGAAAATGAAAAAATGTCCAACAAGCTCTAAATCTATTGCCGAGTGCTTTAAGGGTTATTTTAGAAAAGCTAGTGACGCCGAGAAGGCGCTTAAAGTTCTTGAAAGAAATGAATGCGCAAAGAATGTTGCTCCTGGCGAATGGATAATCACGCCAAAGGGTATAGAGGTTGTGTATCAGGTAGGTAGAGCAAGACCTGAGTCTGTGCTTATTCGTGGTTTTGGGATGTAGCAAAAAGACTATATTTGGTTTATAGTCTAGGCATGTTGCAATATAACGGAAATTCAGACCAAGAAAAGTTTGTTCTAGAAATTCTTGACTACAAAGAAAACGGAACGTACGTTGAGCTTGGGGCTTTCCACTCAATCGAAGGCAGCAATACATTTTATTTGGAAAAAGACTTCAATTGGTCTGGAGTCTCGTTCGAAATAGTTGATGCAAGAAGAGCTGAATTCCTACAGAATAGAGCAAATCCATGTTTGGGGGATGCTTTGGAATTTAACTATCTTAACTATTTTAAAGAAAATAATTTTCCAAAGCAAATTGACTATCTTCAAGTGGACATTGATGCTGGCTATGAGCAAAACGGGCGTCCTGTAGGAAGTGCTTATACGAGTTTTTGGGGTCTTGTATCTCTACCTTTGACGCAGTATAGATTTTCCGTAATAACTTTCGAGCACGATGCAAACATGTACTTTAAGAATGCATCAATAAGGGACATGCAGAGAGAACTACTTGACTCACTTGGGTATACGTTGGTGGCTCGCACAATCCACGAAGATTGGTGGGTAGACCCAAACGTCACAAGAATAAGTAAGTTTAGAAATTACTTTATCCACGAGGCTGGTTAATGCGTAATTTTACAATAATTAGTAATTTGCTATCACATGAAGAATTGAATTCTTTATTACATGAATTCTCATTAAGTGAATTTAGTAAGTCCGAGTCAAATACTTTGCTTTCCGTCAGCAATCCGGTGAAAGGAACTTTGGCTTTCTCAATTCTTCGTAAAATTAAAGAGCAGATTTATAAAGAAATTCAAAATTCCTATAGCTGCGAAATAACAAAAGACGTTGGCTTAGCTGTCCTGAAGTATGAAAAAAATTGTTTTATAGATAGACATAGAGATTGGGAACCAAACGACCCGTATGTGGTTAAATTCAACAAACCAAGAGTTGATTTAGGATGCGTAATTTACGTGAATGACGACTACGTCGGCGGCGAGATATTATTCTTTAATGACAAAGATAGCGAAGTTCCTTTTATGTCAATAAAACCAAATTTTGGTACATGCTTATTGTTTGACTCTTCTATATACCATAAGACAAACCCAATAGTTTCTGGAACAAAGTACTCTGTTACTGAATTCTTGCAGATTGAGAAAGTGTGATGATTAGCTATTCTGTGAAATCATCCACGCTGCGAATACATCATCCTTCATTGGCATAAACCAAACCTGTGCCGCATCTATGTTGCGCTTATTTCCAACTATTGTCCAGCAGATTTCCAATACTTCTTCTGGAGCACAGGAGCCGGCGTTGCACTCCATTCCAAATCTCTCAATAAACCATCTCACTATGCATCCATTTTCTTCTGTTATACACTCAGAATCCTCCCCTGGACATTCAATATGGAGAACCTCGATTTCAGCACGATTTATTTGTAAGGTTATTTTGTGGCCGTCGTTGTGCCAATACTGGTCTGACATTTAGTTCCTTTAGATAAATCTAGAAAAAGTAGGCCGTTCTCGAACGCGAGATGAACATAAATTAGCACCATTTAAATGTAATAAGGTAGAACATTTTGGATGTAGAATGTGCGTACGCCTGTCTAAATAAAGGAACACATGTCAGTTATTTATAGCAAGGATATGGGTTACGGTAAGGACCCAGTGATTGGCTGTGTTGAATCATACAAAAAATGGTTTGACTTAAACGGTATGGATTTTGAGCTTCAGTGCATGGATAATAAGTGGCTTTGTTCGGCTTGGTTTAGGAACAAATGGGGCGGAGCCGTCGGCAGTAGTAGTTCAGAGATTATTAAAGCAGTGCACTCTTGCTACGTTGATGCCAAGAAGGAGATGGTTAAACCAACAATCAGGAAGAGGGATTGGTCGCCTTCCTAGGTGCCTTTGAATCCTCAACATCTCCCTTTTTATCAAATCTATTAAATACGTTATTAATCTCAGATATTGAAAGTTTTCCGTCGTCAAGGAAAGCTCTTGATAGACCCTCAATTACCGTGGCAACTCCAGCAACGCCAGCCATAAGAACCGCCTTCCATATCTGAACTCCAGCTATGGCACCGGCACCAATTACGCCTAGTCCAGAAGCAGCAAAAGTAGCAAGTATACGCATTAATATATTTGTTACTAATTCTTTTTTCATAGCCATATTAGGCTCCTTTTTTGTTCTTCTTGGAATCTGAAAACAGTCCACGGATTGACATGATTATCCAGCCAAGCAAAATGACAAAGAGAGCAAGTTTGATTCCGTTCGAGGAGTTGCTCCCGGTTTCTGGAAGAATCCCATGCGAGTGCGTTGAGTGGTCATGGACGGTAGTCTTCGGGGATGAAGATATACCGAGGTCTGGCACTGGAGATGATTCTGTGGTGGTTGTCACTTCTTGTGGCAATGGCAAAATTGAATATGCCGTTGTCGTTGTTTGAACAACTTCTGGCAGTGTTGTTGTTTGTTGCAGTACGGAGGTTGTTGTACTACTGGTTGATGTTGTAGTTACTAAGGGTGGAACAGTAGTTACTGGAGGATTCCAGCTCACAGTTGCTGAAACAGTCTTTGCCACACCGTTGACCGTTGCAGTAGCCGTATAGACAGCAGTTCCCTGAGAGTTTGTTCTTACAGTTATTGTTGCTACTCCAGAAGAATTAGTCGTAGCGGTCAGGGTGCTTCCAGCATCAGGGCCACTGCTAACGGTTATGGTTACCGTTACTCCAGCCTGAGGTACGCCAGATATTGTCTGAGCTGTAGCGGTTATCGTCAAGTCTTCGCCAGCGTTAGGACTTGTTGGACTAATAGCTAAAGTGAATGAACTTGGAAGAGAGACTGAGCCACCACCTATTGATACTGCTTTTCTCGTTGATGAAGCAGATGGGTATGGGTAGTCAACAAGCGTTTTGAGTGTTCCAACGTTTCCTGTGAAATAACCATGCCAACAGGCAGCTACTTTTTCATTTGTAAGACCAAAGTCAGCAATGCCGTCAGCGGTCGCATCTGGACCACCATTGCATCCACCGTTGTTATAGGCGGCACTTGGCAGTAGTGCAGTTAACCAGCCATACGAACCCATGTTCGCAAATAATCCACCACCAGAGTTAACGAAGTCAGCAATAACTTCAGCATTTGAGGTGAACACCGACTCAACAGCTGCTGGTCTACCCCAGTTGTCTGGAATCCATATAACAGCAGGCTTGAGTGTATTTATATTAGAGAAGAACGTAGTTACATCTGATGCGGAGTTATAAAAGTTTACAGTTGGAGCAGTGGTGAACTGGCCTAGGTACTTTGTAGTAAGAAGAGTATTCCAATTGCCGCCACACGAGTTGCTGGCTCCGTTTGCACCAAGAATGGCAATTGCACCACTGTTCTGATTTGTTGCGCCGTCGTGGGTTTTCTTCAGAACTTGTGCAATGTATCCCCAAGTTCCTTCTCCTCCGGAGTGGCAGACAGGGTCCATTCCATCAAGGACTATTGGTCCACCAGTTCCAGAGGCATTAGCGGTACTGGTTATGGAAAGGCTTTTTGGTATTGAGGATTTTGAAACTAAAAACAATCCTAGCAATATTAAAGATATTGAAAAATATTTAAGTATATTATTTTTTGTTTTTTTAGTCATTTCCTTCATCTTTTTCAATAACCGAAACAGCGCATCTCTTGGAGCAGTAAAGTTCGTTTTTGTACTGCCTAAGAATGCCCTTGCTCGTTTTCCCACCACAAACTGGACAACTATTCATTATTCCCTTTGTCATGCCTATGTACATGACGATGTCGCCTTCGTTCTTTTTCTTAACTGGAGCGCTGGAATTACTTACGTTTTTCTTTGCTGGTTTATTTGCCATTAGACATCACCTTTTGCGTGGTCTCGGATATGTTCATCAACTTTTGCTTCCGTACGTTCGACACCCTTTTCTACCCTGTCAATAGATATTCCAAGCGTCTTGCCGAGATTTTCAATCTTGTCAACAACAAAGTTGTGGTCGGCTTTGTTTTCTTCCCATCTGCCTTTGCTTGAGCGTCTATCTTTTTCAATCAACGCAATAGCAACGCCACCAAATATGCCAATCAAAGCAACAATTATTGCCTCCATTGGATTATTTTCCTTTTGCGGCTTTTTTGGCCTGATTTGCTTCAAATCGAGTTTTTACCGCTTCTGGAGTTGCATCGCCACACACATACTGCCAATGCCAGTTTTCAAATTCTGGAGACTTTGGGTCGTCGCTCTGGAGATAGAAACCGTATTTTGGAGCATTCTCGCAAAGCCAGTTAAGTACTTCAGCTTTTGTCACGTTGATGTCGATAGCTAGACCGAGGCCATGATTTGAGCGACCAGGGCTAGAAGATGGACTCATCTTTGGTTTTAGGTACCAAGTCTTTCCGTCCCAAGTTCTAGTCACTTGCGGCTTTCTGCCACCGTCAGTAGTTGAGTAGCGGTCCTTGAACATTGCTAATTGCTGTTCGTAAGAGCGGTAATCGCCAATATTCTGCAGTTTAAAGCCAGCTTTTTCAGCGTCATTAAACATTTGGTTGAAAGCAATTCCAGCCCAACGCCAAAACTTTGCTCCATTTACTGATGTTGTTAGCATTTCTGGGGTTAATTTCCCAGTTTCATCCTTCATCCCAGCAAGCTCTTTTGGAAGAACCATTTTTTTGTAAGGGTACTTGGGGGCCATTTTAGCTCTTTTCCACAGTTTGTTCACAACTTCAAATATTGTACAACAAAAATAAGGCGCTAAAATTTAGAAATTATAATTAGTCTTTGCTACCATCAAGAATTTTATAAATATAGTGAATTACGCCACCAGTAATCGTCAAGTAGAGAGCGATTTTTTGCGTATCACCGGAAAGCGTGATTATCACAATTGTGCTTCCGACTATCGTCCATATCAAGTCACCGGTTATGGTCCATATTTTCTTCAAAAATTTCATTTTCTTCTTCTCCCACGAGAGTTGTTTTTACTTTTACCTTCTTTTGGTTCAGACCCTCCACTTGGGTCACTTCCACCGGAACCGCCACCTGAAGGCCCTGAGCTACCGCCAGAGGGTCCACTTGGAGCTGATGGGGCAGAAGCTGCAGAGATTGCTATTACAGATGATACAACAGTTACAGCAACTATCGTTCTACGTTCGCCAACACTTACGTTTGAGCCTGTTGGGACATAGGTATCAAAGGCACCATCAAAGACGTTTATCTCCTCTTCAAATGCTTCTTTGATTTCAGTTGGTGCGTCTTGCACCGCATCAACAATCTCCTGACCTTGTTCGTCAGAAAGTTCATCTACGGGTATTTCGTTGAATATTTCTGCTGCTGCATCTGATGAGATACTTTCAAGCACTTTCTCGCTAGTTGCAAGTTCAGTTGCTTGGTCTTCAGTAATACCGTTTTCAATCATGTCATCAACAGCGGAAGAAACTTGTTCTTCGGTAACTGAGTCACCTTCAAGGATTCCTACTACTTCAGTGAATTGTTCAGCTGATAAATCTGAGTCAATAATTGAAGTGATAGCCGCATCAAATTCCCCATCACTCAAAGGCCCATCAAATATTGTTTCAAGAACAGCATTGAACTGTTCGTCAGTAAGTGGTTTGTCTAGTATGTCCGATATTGCGGAACCAAGTTCTTCTGGTGAAGATACGTCTTGAAGCACTGAATCAACAGCATCTGCAAGCTCTTCATTGCTTAATGAAGATGTATTTATTTGGTCAATCTCTTCGCTTATATCTAGCGGAAGTTCTGGCGTAGTTTCTTGTATCGGCGTTTCATCTTGGGGGACTGTTTCTGGTTCAAGTATCGAGTCTTGAACTGTAGATTCTGTGAAGTCTCCTGGTCCGACATTTTCCTCCTCAATTATGGGGATGGTCTCCGGAATAGTTATGGGGATAATCTCCGGAAACACCACTACCGTTGCGGTTGTTTCATCCACTGTACCGCTTGTCGTTTCTGTGATTGGTAAAGGAATTGTTGTAGTTATTTCAAGTTCAGGAATCAACTCTGTTGTTGTGGGTATTTCTGGTTCTGAAATTACTTCTGTAGTTGTTGTTTCTGGTTCGGTTGTGGTTGTGGGTGGAGTTGGGTCAACAACTATTACATCAATAGTGGTTTCTGGCCCGTACACACAGGGACCTACGCCTTCGCTAGAGAAACAACTCTTATTTCCTGCTTTTATACCGAAGCGAACAGGCCCGAATCCAGTAGTTCCAGAGAACATGTATTCAGCGAGTGAGTATGCAGTTCCCTGGTCAGTCCAAACTCCCCACCCGCCAGAAGTAGTTCCACCAATTTCATCAAGGTTGTAGAACGTGACACCATAGGCGTAGATATCTGAGTTGCTTGATATTGGGGCGTCCCAGTCTAGGTCTACGCTTCCATTTGCGTTTGCTGTTGCTGTCAAGTTTCTTGCTGCGTTAAAGTAAGGAACAGTTACAGCTAAGCTTTCCCAAGATTGACCATCAGAAGAAGTCATGACTCTATTGTTTGTTCCAGAGTTTGCTACAGCAATATACTTGTTCGCTCCGTAAGCAACTCCTTGCCATGAATTGCTTGGAACTCCAGAACCAAGTGTCCAGCTTGCACCATCTGCTGAGTAGGCAGAGCGTGAATTCACTCCACCTTCCGCTACAGCTATAAACTTATTTCCGCCATATGTTATGTATTTCCATTGATTTGCTGGAGCGCTTGCGGTATTGGTCCAGTTAACTCCGTTTGTAGAGTACGCACCATACCTATTTCCTGTGTTCGTACTATATTCAAGCCACGAGAAACGCCCAGCACCAAAAGCAACTGTTCGTATATCAACAATTGCGCCAGGGTTCTGAATTGACCAATTAGAAATTCCGTCTGCTGACGACCAACCTCTACCAAACTGAGAGACGGAAACAAATCGCGGAACCGTTGCGCTGCAAGCGACCGCATCGTGAGACCACGTAAAGGCAGGGGTGCGAACTGTCCAGTCAATCCCATTTGTGGATGTCATAACATAATTACTACCCCATGTTGCAGTAGCAACAAAAAGACCACCACAGTTTGTGATTGCTTGCCATTCGCCGTTTGGGGCAGTTCTCGATGTCCAGGTGATTCCGTCAGGCGAGGTCATAACTGCATTTGAACCAACCGCAACAAACAGACCATCGGCATAGGTGATTCCTTGCCAGTTACTGTTGGAAGCAGAAGTTCTTGAAACCCAGTAAGTACCGTTTACTGAAGTCATTACACGGTTTCCACTACCGGACGAAGCAACCGCAACAAACTTTCCATCACCGTAAGTGACCGCTTCCCACTGTTGGTCTGCTGGATATCCAGTTGCAACTGGGGCTGCAGGGGTTATGTTGGCTGAAACGTTGTCAACTATGGGTCCGTATACTCCTGCCCAAAAACCGTTGTCTATACCGCTAAGTCTCAGAGTGGCAGAAGTTGTCCCGTTTGGCACCGTTAGCGACAGCGTAAATGTTTCTTGGTTGTGGGCCGTTGACCTTCCAATGCTTTGTACCGTGGCACCAGAGGTAAGCGAGGCATTCCATGTGTCAGCAATCGCACCCTGTCCAACGCTATTGGTGTTTGAGTTATCTACGGTAAATGAGATTTCTACAGTTTCGCCTTCATTGACCGTAAGGGATTGACTTACTTCACCTGTTGCGTATGAAAAACGGAGAGCACTATTGAATGCCATTCCGCTTCCACCATTTTGGACTATTGTCCAGCCGCTGGAGCCATCAAACTCTCCATTTGTAATAACCGTGGACGCTTTCGAGGGGGATGAAGGAGGAGTAATCCATGCGAGAACAAGCGCAGGCAAAAGTATCCATGCGCCAGGGCGCAATTTTATTTCTTTCCCACCAATTTTCAATCTCTGTCCTCCGACAGAAACAATTTTACACCAGACTATTTATATTGTCTGTAATTAAATATCTCTATCCGGGATATTTCTGTCCTCGACACGATTTAATCTTCCTCTGTGTTGAACATTTATATCTTTTCTGACCCATGTCATGCCATACGGATAGTCCATATTTTCTAAACCAGTTCTTACCATTAAGCGTTCTGCCATTGACTGGAATGAAGGGTCGTCACTGAGGTTTAGGTATGAGTTATGAAACCATGGAAGGTCGTAAAAAGCTGGAGAGTTGACGAGCAGGCATCCAGCCGTAGTCCAATGTTCCTGAATTGGAGGATTTTCGCTTATTACTTTTCCAGATAAGCCATAAGCACCAACGTTTGCTCCTACAAGTGGCCTGTCTACCTCGAGCATTTTTTCAACTATCTCTACATTCAGTTCTATGTCGGAGTCAACGTATAGCACTGCTTGGTAGTTGATTACTCCAATATTTTCTTCTGTGCAATCTTCGCCCCAGTGGTGACCAGATGTAATGCGATGTCTTTGAGTAAACTCGCGTATGAGGTTTCTGCCAGTCTCAATTCTAATCCATCTATTTCCTGACTCAACTTTTGTCTGCATGTCGTTTATGGAGTATGTCCAATAGTCGCCGTTTAGTTCGCGAAGGGCGTTTACTACTTCGCTAAAAGGCTCGATTCCACGTGCATCTAGCTCAAATGCTGCAAACCACTTTACATTTGGAAATTTCTGAGATATGGCTAATCTATCCTCTAGCCATGTCATGTGTTCTCCAGCGTCACATTTCCAGCCAACTAAGGGCGTTCCGATAACAAAATGTTTTTGATAATCAATTGGCTTAATCATATGATGTCCTTTTATTTAGAATTACTGCTGACATAGAGAGTGGGTTATTTAAGTCACCACGATGAAACACTTCTATTAATTGAGCATTTCTTGAAATGTATTCTGATTCTTCATTTGTGGCGTAGGTAGAAAGCCACCCGTCGTTTTCGATTTGTTTAAGCAATTCAAAAGTTGACTTTTCCTCACCTTCCCTATACCCAAGCCACCAAGCATGCAAGTCTTCAATTATATAAATTTTGCAATATGGGAATAGAACGGAAAAAGATGTTTCCATTGATTTTGGCGTATGAGCTCCATCGTCAAGAATCACATCGTATTCCCCGGTAATGGAATTAATTATCATTTGGCGATTAGTCTGGTCAACAATTTTTAATTCGCAATTTTCAATTGGTTCGCAATGGTTTATGTCCCAGCCTTCAATAACACATTCGCTGCTCAACCATTCGCGCCACGTTCTGATTGAGTGACCACCCTGAACTCCTATTTCTAAAAATTTTAGTATTTGATTTCTGTCTAAATATTTTTGATAAAAATCCATATACTCGTGATAGGTGGACTTGTCCGTGCCATGTTTCAACCCAATATCGTGCAGCGATAACTCACTCATATGCTGCTTCCAGTTCCTGCACAAAATCAGAACACACGCCGTAATAGTCGTGCAATTTCAGGCCGACCAATCCCTCCCCCCTTTCGGGAAGGACAGATATACAAAGCCTTGAAGCGATTTGACTGCCTGGATAAGCCCAAACAAAACTACGACTAGTTATCGTGTAGGCATCAATATTGTGAAAGAAGCAATGATAACCGGTATTCATAGAATGACCCAATGATTCAAAATCTTTACAGTGAATCCATAAGCTGCTCGAATACATTTGCAGCCATTTATCATCTATTTCATACTGCGGCTCATCGTGACCAAGATACATTTTTCCAAGATGTGTCCTGAGGTCTACCTCAACATCAAAACCTTTTCTGATTGCATCAACTACATAATCTGGTGAATTTTCTAATTCTCTGTTGATTCCGGTCAGATTTCCTCTGTGCGATATGAATCTCATTTTTCAACCTGAACCCATATCCAGTTTTTGTGATTGTCTCCAGGTCCAGTTTCTCTAATGTCTGACTTGTAGTTTTTAAAACCAATTTTATCCACAAGGTCTTCACGCAGGTCTTGCTCATCGGTAATGCTTACATCCGAGTGTCCATTAGTGCTTCCAGCATCGTAGTTGTTGTCGTAATACCCAGCAGTTGGAATTCCATCTTTTCCTCCGTGGCCCATTTGAAAACACAGCTTTCCGCCGGGCTTAAGTACTCTAAATATGTCTTTTAAGATATTGAATCTAATTTCGTGAACACAAATATGTTGAAAACAAATAACTGCAAAAACAACATCGTAAGATTCATCCGCAACTGCAGATAGATTGTCTCCACTTGTGACATATAAGTTTGGTTCCTGAATGTTGTTTGCGTTAATATTTAGTCGAGCTTTTTCTATATTTACATCAGATATATCAATTCCATCTACTCGCGCAAATCTGTCAGAGAACTTAACTAGATTTCTTCCAGGTCCACACCCATACTCAATGGCAATGAGTTCGCTAGTTTCAAAGTCTTTAAATAAGAAATTGTCATAGTCTGACCAATTATTATGAGCATCATACGAGCCGACAACTGGGTCCCTGAATTCAAGTGACCATTTTGACGCATACTCGTCATAGTAGGAATTTTGCATATCTAGGTAATCTTTTTTGCTTTTACTCATTTGTTATTCTCCAAATAATAGTTAAGGTCTTCAGGTGTTCCTATGCCCCACATTTTTGGCACTTCTTTAATCCTAATTTTTTTACCATCCTGTATTGCTTCGTTAAATACAGGGCATACATAAAATTCATTATTGGTACGGATGTTTTTTTCAATCATCTGATTTGCGTATTTGACATAATCTGAACCATGTTTCCAGTAGTAAATGCCAACAGTAGCATTATCCGAGATTGGGTTCTTTTCTGCCACCTCATTCACAAGACCATCATCACCGAGCTTTGCATAAGACCACTTCGGATGCGTTGCCTTGAATGTAAGGATTCCACCGTCAACCCCTTCTGCACCAAATGCATAGAGGCACTCATTACTATCCCAATCAACTATCTGGTCGGAGTTTGCCATAAGTAATGGCTCGTCGTTATCTATTAAGCCAGATGCAAGTAGCGTTGTGCACGCAGCTCCTTCTGTCATTCCGTCAACTAAAACAATGTCGCACCCTGGCTTGATTAATCCAAGAACCTGTTTGAGATTATATTTCTCATAATGTTCTTTTTGAACTAAGAAAATAAAGTGAGCATCAACATTAAGGTTCTCAACAACCACCTGAATCATTGGCTTCCCGTT